AGAAGGATCGAAATTTACGAAATTGAAGTAGTTAGCTACAGCCATCTCTGCACCTATAGCTTCGGCTTGCTGGGCGATCATGTCGTGAAAGTTGCAGCTGTGGTCATAGCGTGACTTCCACTCTGGAGTGGCGTCTATCTCGTAGATCCGCTTCATAGCGACCACGTGGCACTGCTGCTGCTCTGAGAGCGTGAGAGTGATCTTCATTTACACGCCGCGCAAAACCACGCAAGCTGCAGCCCATCGACTGTCTCTGTGTGACCATTTTCGATTGAGACGTACTTCATGCACTTATCGCAGAAGTCAAAATGACCGATATTTATGAATTCGTTATTACTGAAGATAAACTCTAATTCTCCCATTATTGGATTACCCACTTACGATCTGGAAGCTGCTTAAACCAGAGCATTTCGCACTGGTTAGCTTTCATCTTCTCTGGACAGGCGTAGCCCTTGTACGGCTTTCCAGTCTTAGCGATGCCAGTGCGCAAGATCCGATGTCCATGTTTACAGAGCGGAGACTCTTCTAGGACTTCCACGCCTATTTTATTTTCTAGGTCTGTGAGCACTGATCCGACGGTAGGCATACCTACTTCATCGCTGATCTCTTTAGTGGTCATCGTGACGCTGGTCGTAGCCCAGAGATCGTTTTGCTCGATAGCTGCATGAGAAGCTGTGAAATTCTCGACGGCTTCCATGTCTTGTTTTGTAGGTCGCGTATCGCTAGGGGATAGTAGCCCGATTACACGCCCGATCGCAGAGGTTGAGCCAGTCTCGATAAACCAGCGACCGCCGATCTTCTGATCGCCCCGCATCTCGAAGGCATAATCGACAGCTGCTGGCTTGTCATCTTCGTAGTTACGAAAAGCCATAGCCTTGAAAAGCACGTAGCCGATCTTTAAGTCGATGTCTTCGATTACGACTTCGATGCGACCTGTTGCGAATTCTGATCTAAATCGCTTAATGCGAGAATTAACGTCTTCGTAGTTATCTAGGAAGCTGCTCATTTATTGAGCTCCCAGCTACTCGCGTGGCGTACAGAAGAGCGTCCCCGACGAAAGCCCTCTTTTTCTCCTTCATTGAATCCGATGGCATATCCAGCCACTAAGACTAGAAATCCGAGTATCCCTAATATGGCGAGCTGCGCCAGTAGTGAGATAGTTTGCATTTACTTGCTCCCGATCTGAGAGCTACTGAGCTTCGCTCTCTGGATACAGAGTGAGGCAAGCCGCCGACATAATCAAGATTCCCGCGTGTCTTTCGGCGTGTCGGCTGACTTTTCGCTTGATTTGTCTTTGAGCCCATTCGATGCCAGCACTGAGCCAAGAGCTCCAGTAAGAAAGACAGTCAGAGTCGTAAGGATATCGATAAAAGCTTTGTCGTTAGGAGCCTGAGCACCGATCGGCTGAGTTACGAAAATAAGAGCGTAGAGCATACCTAAGACAGAGAAAGCGAAGACCAGAGCTAGACATATGCCTATGAAGACAATTAGTCGAGCTTTAAGCTGCTCGTTAGTAAGTCGCTTGCTCGCTTTACCTATCACTAAAACCATCTCCTAAAATGTCAGAAGTGCAGACCCCTTGCACCTTGCACTGCGGCGGATTGCATTTAGGCTTTTCCCAGTTTTCATAAAGCTGGCAGTCATATCGTGTCCAGCCTTCATATCGGCTACAGCCAGACAGCCCCAGCAAAAGACCCAGTGCCAGAGCTGTCTGGAGTAGTTTCCGAGTCACTTCCCCAGAGACCCGAAGGCTGTATCTTTTGGATTGAGATAACGAAGTACGACAGGCAAGACTGCAGCTAGACCTGCTCCAGCGATTGTCTTGATGTCTGTTACTCCAGCCATGTAAACAGCTATCGACGCAGCCAAGAATGACCGAGCCCATGAAGCCGCCATGAGTTTGATTTGATCCATACCATCTCCTAATTCGGGAATTTTGGACGCCCGAACCCTACGACGAAGACTGGAAGCTTTCGTCTATTGTCTTTTTTGTAAGCGCGCACCTTCATACACACTTCTCCGCCATTAGCCTGAGATCCAGTCGGCTTCTTATCTGGCGACGTATTTCCTTCAACAGTGACGATCGTGCCGTCGAGATTATCTTTGATGACAATTCCGACGTGCTCCACTGGAGCTCCGCCTTCAACGAAATCGAAGAATACGATATCTCCAGCTTGCGGCTTAGCTGTTGCAGCGTTAGACCATGAGCCAGCACCTTGAAAGCGAGCGACGCCCGCTGGCGTATAGACGACATCTGGGATCTTGATCTTCGCTAAGTGAGCGCAATACATGACGAAAGAGCCGCACCATGCGAGCCCATTCTTGCCAGTGAATTCGCCGTACTTTGTAAGATTTTCGCCCTCTTCGATCGTGCCGATTTCAGCTCTGGCGATCTTGACGAATTCTTCCCGCGCGCTCACTAGCCCAGTAGTAGTTTTGCTTCGTCGGCTGTGATGCCTAAACGATCAAGAAGATCCGAGCGAGTCTTTTCGCGAGCAGCTTCTTCTCGTTTTGCGTCGGCAACGTAAGAAGTCCACGCATCATCGAGAGTCTTTTTACTTGGCTTAGGTGAATCATCTAGCCAATTTAATCCTTCGTAATTATCGCCATCTAAAGTCCATTTGGCGTTGGGATAATTCTTAAAAAGTAAAACTGTATAATCGGTCATGCGAGAATCTCCGTTACTGTAATAGATGATGCGTATCGAGCATAACTAGTATTATTTGAATCTCCCGCGGAACGATTTACATAAATACCAGTCCCGCCTAATGCTTGACCTTGAATTTTATAGGTAGTTGCAGAAGTAGTTGCTGGAGAATCTAGATAAGTCATAACGATAGAAGTCACCGAGTTAGTATTTCCCGAATACGAGCCATTACTTGCCTGAATTCGTGAACCAGCGGCATCGCCAAGATTTATTGCAGTAGAACCTCGTACTAGTTGCCATGCGGCTGATGAGTTGCCAGCATTTCCATCGCCTACCATTGAGACTTGCACCAATACTTTCGAAGTGTTTACTGTTGGCGTGATGCTCACTGACATACCTGTAACGTCGGTATAAGAAGAGCCAGCAGTAGCAGTAAATGAATCTGATTTGAAAGTCTGCACGATCTGTCCGAATTTGCTAGATGCTACGGAAGCCCATACTGGCGCACCGCCTGACACAGTAAGCACTTGACCAGTAGAACCGATGCCTAGGCGAGTAATTACAGAAGATCCAGTGCCATAGACTAAATCTCCCGCTGTGGTGTAATTAGAAATTTTTGGAGTCGTTAAAGTTTTATTGCTCATAGTTTGAACAGTAGTAAGATCTGCAGTGGTCGCTGTGTCGATTGCAAGGCTGACTGCGCCAGTAGTGCCGCCACCTGAAAGACCAGTGCCAGCTGTGACAGCTGTGATATCGCCTTGATCATTAGCGATCCACGTGAAAGCCATATCGGTCGCACTTGTTTTAGACAGGATCTGTCCAGTCGTGCCACCTTTTAAGCCAGCCATCGAAGTATCGACGCCCTGCCCGAAGACGTTAAAGTCAGCGGGAAGATCAGTAACGAGATCAGTCGATGTCGGCATTACCCAGCCGAAGTTGGTAGTCGGATTAGCCATCTATTTTTTCTCCTTTTCTATGCGACTAGTGTCGCGTGTTCCCAGTCCAGAGTCGGCGACACGCTTGACCATGTTTCCGTCACTGGCACGTCGATCCACTTCATCGCTTGCAAGCTAAAAGCTGTAGGCGACGCAGTGAGAGTCAGAGTTAAGCGATTATATTGAGCAGTAAAAGTCCAGCCCTCGACGAAGCCGTCGAATTGTCCGCTGCTCATGTTCATCGGTAAATCTTGAATAGAGATCGGCATACCCATAAAAACGGAAATGAGTGCATCTCTGTCATTATTGCCCAGCTCTGGATTAGTGAGCTCGTAGGTAATTGCGTTAAAATTGGCTTGCGGATAAGCGCGAAGAGTCAGATAAAAATTCGCCTGAGTTTGAGCATCGGCAGCGTTATGAAGAGTGGTCGAAATGATCTGTCCGAGAGTGCCATAAGTAGCGATCGAGTCCGCATCGCTGGCTGTCTTTTGGCTGCTCGATGTTGCGCCGTATTTTAAGACGATCGAATTTCGTACATCTCCCGCGCGAGTAATGAGTGAGATTCCGCTCGCTAAAGCTTCATTAGCTGAAAGATCTACGTAGCCGTTAGCCGCAAGATACTGCGAGCGATGAGTAGAGTCAGCGTAGGAGATCTGCCCCTGAGCATTTTCGTAGAGATAGCCAAGTCCAGAAGTAGCCAGAGCTGCGACGAGTGAATAGATGTCGGTGACACTTGATGATCGAGCGGCGAGCTCGTAATCACCTGGCTTATCTATTTCGCCGAGTCCAGTATTTTGAGCATTAGCCCATGTCTCAGTGACTGGAGTGTAAGTAGCCCATGTTAGAGCCGCTGGAGTTTTTGCCCATGAATTGAAAAGCACATTTTTTAGCACGTTATAGATCTGAGTGCCGTCGTAGGCTTTAGCGAGTACGCCTTCGGTCGTTTGTTTAGGTAGGCGAGATAAAGCACCCAGAGCCAAGATCGTCACTGTCTGAGTAAATAAAACCGATCCCGCTTCTCTGATTGAAATGCCAAGATCCACGATCGAGCCGCCAAAAATCGGAGTGAAGACGCCCGCTGTGTTTTTGATGGATACGCTGATCGAGTCATTTATCCCGAAAGTGATTGCGTCTTGCGCTAAGAAAATTAGCTCGATGTTGCAGTAGCCCGCATATGGCTGCG